AACCAATTAACACCTCAGTCAAAGGAAATTTCTACATCATCCCAAACATCATAGGATCTCCACCAATCCTGTATGTCATCACCATACATTCTAGTAAGAAAATTGATGTAGATATAAATCTATCAATTGGATTTCTAACAATTGTCATGTGAGGAATATAAGAAACATCCAAATAATTTTCATACATCTCTTTATGAAAGTGTGCTGGTTCTACACCATCAATACTTTTCCATATAAAAGAATCTTCAAGTTCAAAATTATTTGATTTGATATTTTCTGTAAAAAATCTACCCGCAGTTCTGGGAATATGAACAAACAAAAATCTATTCTCAGGATTTGGAAAATTTCTAATTGTATGGCGATAGACTGGCATTAATTGCGATCATCAAGTTCAAACTCTTCATTAGCAGCATCCAAAATAGAAATACTTGGAAACCATCCTGTACTTAACATGATTGAAATGTCAGCAACATTATCATCAGATTCTCCTGGAGTATTTTCTTTAAGTGGAAGATCTCCTTGACCAAATACATCTGCTAGTTTCTTAACGGGAACAGATTCACCATATCCAATCGGAACAGGGCCAGTCACATCACTTTCCGACAAGTAACGAATTGCCCGACAAACATCTTTGACATGAATCCAATCTCTTTTATGATTAGTTAAGTAAGTTGCTTTTTTATCACGAAGTAATCCATACATCATATTAGGACGAACGTCTGGGCCATAAACTGTTGTAAACCTCATGCCCACGGAATTTTCAGGTGCCATCTGTTCATTCACCCACTTACTCATTGCATATGGGTTTTCCCAATAGTTCCCATCAACAGCACTAGATGATGCATATAAAAGACGTGTACCAGTCTTTGCACACCAATCAAAAATAGGTTTTGCTTTGATTACATTATTATTATAATACTCTTTGGGTTTTTCCAAACTCTCGCGAATGTCTGCCCATGCAGCGAGATGAATAATCAATTCATAATCACCACCATCAAATTGAGAAATGTCATCAGGACGATCAAGTCCGTGAACATCGTACCCATGAGTTTTCTCCAATCAGCAAAAACGTGCCGACCAATAAAACCTCTATGTCCAGTCACTAATACTTTCATTTTACCATCCTACTAAATCCTTTAATTTTTTCAAATCGTATCACATCATCAAACCTATCCTCCATCCCACCTTTATGTGAGATGACAAATATATTTGCGTCTTTAACTACAAACCGAATAATTTTTAAGAATTCTTCTGTTCCTTGGCCATCAAGTGAACTGTCAAATACTTCATCTAAAATCATAAGGTTAGTGGATATAGAGTTTTTAAACTTAGCAACTTCTCTCCAAGTGAATAAAAGTGCTAGATCAATTCTCTGTTTCTCACCTTCACTAAAAGAAGCATATGAAAAATCTTCATGTATCGGTGATTGGACGGTTTCATTAAACTCGTCATCAAGAGTAAAATTAATGTAAAAATCCATCATCTGTAGATAACGGTTTACTTGCTGATTTATCAGCGGTATGTACTTCTTGATGATTTTAGTTTTAACTCCACCGTCTTTAAGTAGACTATAAGAAAAGTCGTAGTAGTTAATTGTGTCTTTTTTTGAGGCTAGTTCGTCGTATGTAGTTTTTAAATTATCTTTGAAGGTTTCTAGTTTCTCATGTTCAGTATTTCTGTTTGCAAGTTGTTCGGTAAGTCTCTGAACTTCCGATTCCAGATCCCTGATCTGTCGGTGACATCCAGATATCCTAGTATTGTTTTGAGAAATGCCATTGTTGAGTTTAGTAATCTCCTTTGATAGTGCAGTGAATTGACGCTCTCTTTCTTGTTCGTTTTTAATTGCCTCTTCTAGTTCTTGATAACCAGATTGCAACTCGTTAGATTTATTTTGTGCGTCTTCAATCTTATTTATTCTGAAGTCTTCGTCAAT